CGGGCCTTGGGATCCTGGCGCGCCGGTACCGACAGCACCCTGAACACCTTGAGCTCCTTGCGGTCCTTGAGGGCCTGGTGCACCCTGAGCCCCTGGTGCACCTGCACCGGTTGGTCCTTGAACACCTTGAGGACCCTGCGCACCTACAGCGCCTTGAGCTCCTTGGCGACCTTGTGGGCCTTGTGGACCGACGAACTGTCCGCCAGACTCCCAAGATGTAGCGCTCCAAATATAGATAAAGCCATCTTGTTGCACAACATAAGCATCACCAGCAATATTACCACTTGGCGGTAAACTTCCAGTATTAGCTACAACCCCTTTAAGGTTAATTGAGGTGCCTGTCGCGCCCTGAACACCCTGCGCGCCTACAGCGCCTTGAATGCCTTGCGGTCCTTGTGGTCCTTGTGCACCTGGGGATCCTTGTGACCCTGCAACACCTTGTACACCTTGAGCACCCACAGCGCCTTGTACGCCCTGTGGTCCTTGTGGTCCTTGTACACCCTGGGAACCTGTACCACCAGGCGCGCCTTGTATACCTTGAGCTCCTTGAGGTCCTTGTGCGCCAACAGCGCCCTGCGACCCAGGGGCACCCTGACGACCCTGCGCACCTTGCGCACCGACAGCGCCTTGGACGCCTTGTGCGCCAACAGCGCCCTGAACGCCTTGCGGACCTTGCGGTCCAATAGCACCCTGCACACCTTGAGAACCAGGGCCCCCTGATGCGCCTTGTACACCTTGGGCGCCTGGTGCACCCACTGCGCCTTGAACACCTTGCGCTCCCTGCGCGCCCTGGGCACCTTGAGGGCCTTGAGGTCCTTGAGCGCCAACGGCACCCTGAACACCCTGCGCACCTTGTACACCCTGTGCTCCCTGAAGTCCTTGTGAGCCAGTGTAGCCAACAAACTGGCCACCGTCAAGCCATTGCAGTCCAGAATAGACATAAATTCTACCTGGACCAGCTGGCGCAGTCTGCACCACGTAAGCGTCACCAGCTGTTGCACTACCTGGCAGCACTGAAGTGTTAGCAACTACACCTTGTAGTGTAATGGATGTACCTGCCAGACCCTGTGCACCGGCACTACCTGTAAATCCTGTTGCGCCCTGAACGCCCTGGCGTCCTTGAGGTCCTTGAGCACCTGCGAGACCTTGTGCACCAACTGGACCAGTCGAACCAGTATAACCGAGACCACCCTGAGTACCAGACGACCCATCATAGCCTGTATTACCGCGCGAACCGTCATAACCGGCGCTACCTGTATAGCCGATAGAGCCTGTATAACCGAGTCCGCCTGCAGATCCTGTGTAACCAGCTGAGCCTGTATAGCCAATCGAGCCGGTATAGCCCAGAGAACCTTCATAGCCTACAGCACCGCGTGAACCGGTATAACCACGCGATCCATCATATCCGCGTGAGCCAGTATACCCTTGAGGACCCTGTGGTCCTTCTGGACCAACAGAACCTGTATATCCGATAGAGCCTGTATAACCTGTTGAACCATCATATCCAGCCTGGCCTTGCGAACCGGTGTAACCTAAAGCACCTTGCGGGCCTTGCGGACCGGCTGATCCATCATAGCCTCTTTCGCCACGTGAACCGTCATAACCCGTCTCACCGCGTGAGCCATCATAACCACGCGAACCATCATAGCCACGTGATCCCTGAATACCTTGTGCACCCTGAGGTCCTTGTACCCCAGGGGTACCCTGAGGACCTTGAGCCCCTTGAGAGCCGGTATAACCAACTATATCCGCCCAGTAGGCAATAGATCCATTTGAGACAAGTACTTGACCGTTAGCGCCGAGTGAACCATTTGCACTCAGGCCCTTAATATCAAGTACATAGGAAACGTTAGCCGATTGTACATTAAGACCTGTAACAGTAGCTACACCGTCTTTAGTTACCGATAGCCATGAATCAGAGAATGTAATATTGCTCTGAGGCGAAGTATTAGGTGTAGCGCCAAGAGTGAATACTTGGGATTGCTCATCCCATGCTAGACCAATATTATAGTTGATTGTATTAGGGGTGGCATAGCGCTGGAATACAAAGCCAATATCATTGATCGGTGTGGCTTGTCCAGTGTTAAGTACAATAAATGAATTACTTACATCAAGAATTGAGGTATTAACAAATGTACGCGTACCTAGAACAGTAAGGTTACCCTGTACTGTGACGTCAGTAAATACACCAGCATTAGCTGTTTCGTTACCAATAGAGCCTGGGTTAGCCCAGTTGCGCTGTTCAAGATAGTTTGAGTTATTTGCGAATGTAGCAGAGTTAACGTTGAGCTGATCTTCTGGTTTACCGTTAAGGTTCAGAGCATTGTTAGATGTAATAGCATTATTAGCGTTATTAGCAAAGCCTGCGTTATTAGCAAAGTTTGCAAAGTCAGCAACTGCAGCAGACTCAGATTGAATAGCATTGAATGCGAGTTCAGCTGTATTAGCGTTATTAGCGGCGAAAGCGAACTCAGCGTAAGTAGCTAGGTTAGCAAAGTTTGCAACGTTAGCTGTTTCACCGTAGATAGCAATATTAGCCAGGTTAGCGACAAACGCAAAATCAGCAAACAGAGCTAGGTTAGCGGTATTAGCTTCTTGGGCAAAATTAGCAAGATTAGAATAGAAAGAAACGTTTGAAACATTAGCAAAATCAGCTAAAGCTGATACGTTAGCAAAATTAGACGTATTAGCTGTATATGAGAAAAGAGCGGTAAATGCGGTGTTTGATACGAGCGCAAATTCAGCATTGGCCGCGTTTAGAGCGTTGTTAGCTGATAGCGCAAACGAAGCAACGTTAGCAAAATTAGAGTTGTTTGCAAACTCATTGAGCCAAACCCACGTTACACCGTCAGAATAATAAATTCGTCCATCATTAATATCATACAGCATCGCTGCCTTAAACAGGGTGGCATCAAAGTCGTTACGGTCGACCGGTACACCTTCTGCTAAGAGTAGTAATGAGTCGGAATTATACTTTAAGCTCATGGAGTCAGATCCTGAAACTCTTCTCTCTGATTAATAATATAGGAAAAATGTACATGGGCGTGATTAGCGCTGGTTGAGTTGCTTGGTATAGAAACTTCTAGCACTTCACCAGTCTTCATGACCTGACGTTCAAAGCTGATAGAAAGAAAATCGTTGGGTGGAATAGGAGCGGCGCTTACGACTAGGTAATTTATACCATCCCCACCTCTAATACGAGCTGAAGCACGGATAGTCTGGTTATGAATATTTGTAATTGTAAGCCCAGTCATAATAGCAGCTGTATTGACAGTCTTTGCTAAAATAGGTCCGTTCTTAGGTATATAATAACTAGGTACTTCAACTACCTGAAACCACGTATTACCCTGAAGTTGAAGACGTTCAACCTCGAATAGGTTTAGCGGTGGTCTCGGTGTTACTGTGTTTGCTGCTAGAGCCACTTTTAGCCTCCTACGCCAATAATTAATGGAAGGGTAATATTCTGAACACCTCTAGAGAATGCCTGCCCTTCAATTGTGCTTCGTTCGAAATCTACTCTTAGATCCTTACCTAGATATGTATCTCCCTGCTCAGTATTAAATGTAGCGTAGATGACACCACCGTTAGATGTATATAGGTTAGTTGTTGGATCGGTTGCAATACCGGTTGCTCTCTGACCGAATGGGAGAGCGTTATAGTTAACACCGGAACCAGCATATGAGAACTGATGCGATGCCGCTTCAATCTTAGACTGGAATACTTCTGTATAGTTGTCAGGGGTTGTAACAACATCAATAGCTAGGTTGAACATACCCTCGACCATAGCATTTGCATCAGGTTCAGCTCCTCCTACGTTGAGAGTTCTTCCCATGAGGTAATCTCTCATCTTACCATACGAGGCAGAGAAGAGCGTTGCATATGCTGGGTTAAATGCAAATACAGAGTTTGCAGAGAATGTGGAGACAGTATTTGCTGTAAATAAGCTCTGAATCCAGAATACAGTACCTCTATCCTGACCGGTGATAAGATCATCAGCAGTTTCAAGTAGGATTGTCTTTGTATCCCTGGATGTTAGATTTGCTAATACTGTGTTAGCTAAAATTGTAGTAGAGAATGATGGAATGGATGCGTAACCAGACGGGTTAGTCATCAGATAATCAACAATAACATCCGCATTGCTCTTAACAAAGTTACCGAATGTTGCGCATTCTGTTAGAATATTATCGCGATCTTCGATCCCTTCCAGTCTTACTACGTATCGGTAACCTGTAGATGCAAATGCATAGTCACCGAATGTAGCATTTGAGTTAACAACTGTTATCTGACCACCAGCATGCGCCCAGATACCAACACGCGACCAGTTAGTAAAGATCGAAACAAGCTGAACAAGAGCATTCTCAACAACAGCATAACCAATACCATTAGGGTTAACCGATGTATATGAATCGCAAACTACTGAGCGAAGAGGGGAGTCAGGGTCACAAACCGAGCCGTCAGCATATAAGCAGCCACCTGTCATAGGTACAAGCGGGTTACCATCGTCTCTATCGTTAGGAAGAGACATCTGCTGATATGTTAAGTTGTGTAGAACGGCGCAGTCGCCAATGTAAGGCGAACGTGTAATATACGCACCAGGTTTAAACGCGAACGCATATCCTTTCTGTGGTGGACCATAATCAAGTGATCCTTGATATGTCGCTAGCCAAGAAGCTTCGTGCCTTAGATTTGTAAATGTGAAGCCACGAACCTTAATACCGGAGTTGAGAAGGAACATGTTCTCTTCTTCGTAACCCTCGGCCATAGAGATTTTAGTTACGCGCGCATCATAGCCGTATAAGCAGCAGTTCTGTGGAATCTCAGTATTAGGCGATACTTCATATTCACCTGGATGCACGATAATAACGCAGGACTCGCCAGTAGCATTAGCTGCTAATAGAGCCGCTCCAATAGTCTGGAACGGCTTGTAAATTGACATACCTGTGTTAGCGGTCTGGTTAATATAAGTTGTAGCGTCAGTATCGTTACCATTCATGGTAACATAGAATGTACGTTCTACATGCTTTCTAGGTGTAAGCTGCTCTGCCAGTGCAGGTAGAAGTCCTGTATTAGCCCATGTGTTTGTTGCATCAACAAAATAATACCAGTCGTTATTGACTAGTACAGGATCGTTATATACAAGACCAATAGCGTTATTAGGAGCGGTTGTATTAGCTTGAAGTAGGGCTAGATTAGCAGCAATAGTGTCTACATGAGCGAGACCAGCTGCAGAAAGTGCTGTAATGGTTTCTTCAAGATTATTAACACGAGGAATATCGAGCGTTCCAACAATAATCTCGCCAAACTTGTCAATAGTAAACTGGCTGAGACCATTCTTCTTTAGGTCAAACAGCTTTGAGTTAATATCGGAGGCCAGATCGAATGTATTCATCTTAATAGAGGTATACTGAATCGATGAGTCGATCCACGTATCTCTCATATTGTAAATTTTAGTACTCACTCGTAACTTTCCTTTTAAAGCGCTTTATTCTTATTTATTATTTTCATCTTCGAACTTTGGACCAATTACATTAACTTTTAGAGGAGAATCTGACATAGCCAATAACATCATTTGACTCAAACTAGTCTGGAAATTGTCATTATTCTTTGCCATCTCATTTCTAAACGATTCAACAGCTGCTCCAGTTTGTCTTTGTTGCTGGCTATTTTCAATTAATAATACAGGCAGCCATGTCATAGCACAACTCCAGTTATCAATCGGCTCACCTGTATTCGGATTAGTACCTCTAAGCTGTGTAAACCACGAGCACTGTAGTTGAATACAATCCTTTTTAATAAGCGGGCAGTATGTACCAGGTTTTAATTCCATAATATAAATCCTTCATTAGTTTTTCTGTGCAAGAATAACATCCACATATGCTACGTTGAAGCTTAAAGTATGGCTATGAGCTTCACTACTACCTACTGTAGATGTATTAAATGCGTAAACACCATCATCGCCGTCTGATGAAAGTGATCTTGATGAGAATGCCCCAATGCTAGAAGTTGATACTGCACTGAATAGCCCGGCACTAAAGTCTGCGGATGAACCAGCAGCACCATCAAAGTGGCTGTGTGCCGGAATCTGTGCTTCGGTTAGTACATGACCGTCAGTTGAGAATTGTGTATTAAACGCTGCGGTAAAACCAGTTGAGCCACCGGATGATGCAGCGCCACTAACAACACGTAGGGCTTTATTGTCATGTGTGGTTATTTTTGTCCAACCTGTAGGCGCATTTGTTTGCGCAAACAGCATAACTGTACCTGGTGGAATTAAGTTCGAGAAGCTACCTGCATTAAGCGACCCAGACCATACAATATGGCCGTTTGAATGAGCTTTAAAGTTACCCCATTCAGTTGTACCAGCAGCATCTGTAACCTGAATATATGCTATACCACCTGATGTACCACGCGCCCTAAATGCACCGGTTGTACCTGTACCCGGTGTAGTAGCATCGACGTACCCGCCAGTACGGAAAAGGGAACTATTAATTAAGAAGACTACATCGTCGCGTAGTCTATAACCCTGGTTAGTACCTCCGCTAGCGGTTACGGTTAAGAAAGTACCGGTATTAGCATTTGTTGAGCCGATTGCGCCAGGGTTTTCCCATGTTCTGCTCTGTAAGGTGGAAGCATTGGTTGTTGAACCAGCAATGAACTGTGTATTTACAGAAATACCGCGCGAGTCAACAACTATACCGTCACCAGCTTTTAGACCGATTGTACCGTAAGATGTGATTGGCGCATTCTGACCAGGTGGTAGATTAGTAAATATAATACCAGCCGCGTTAGCTAGCTGGGTTACTGTACCTGTACCTGATGCTGTTGACCAATAAACCGAATCGCCATCCGAGGTTAGAACCTGACCTGCACCACCTGCTGAGCCATTAGCTACAAGTTTAAGAGCTGTACCGATCTCAAACGATGTACTGTTTACTGTAAAGTTAGTCCCGAGAGAGATTGCATTGCCGTAGAAGTTATTAGCGGTGAATGAACCAAACAGCACAGCATTTCTTGGAGATGCTACAGAACCTGTAATACCAGCTGTAGAATTAGCAGTTAATACATCAGTACCCATCACACCAATAATCTCATTGGTACGAAGTATCCATGTATTAAATGTATCTGTTAAAATATCAACATTGGCAATCTGTCTAGCCATAATTCTTTCCGCTTAAAATTTGCTGTAAAAGGTTTTTAATATCCGTTAAATCTTCACTCACATCCTTAAGTTGTGATTCCAACTCTTCTATTCTTTGCTTATCGTGTCTTCTTGCCACGATGGCTCTATAATAGCTATCCTCAGTATTTATGACAGCTTTAGACATCGGGTCTCTTTTAAACATTAAGCGGATACCCCGAGAACTTGAATCTGATCGATCTTTGGAACCTTGTATGTTGTATCAGCTAGGAATACAATCTTGATTTGCATAGAATCGAATGCATCAAATTCAGCTAGAGCAGAATTATAGTAACGTGAAACATTAGTGTTATTAACGTTGTTGAATGCTGCGTTAGGATACTTGAGCGTGTCAATCTTATAACCTGTACCAGCAACGTTAGTTGTTCTGATCTTATCGCCAATTACGATATGCGAATTATTAGCTTCCTTAACCACGGCAACCTGATAGTTGGTCAGTGGGAATAGAGGGTTGTAAATCTTGATCACATCGTTGTTAGCCACAAACGTAGTAATATTAGAGAAAGTGGCGTTGGCTGCTGCAATTGAGTTCGAATCCAGCGCTGTTGTGAATGTACCTGGAAGAGAGTTTGCTGATTCGCTAAACTGAGGTAGGCCTAGTTCGTATTCAATAAAGTCAGTTTCATCTTCTGTGGAAGAGAACTTAGCGCCGTTTTGTACAAACTCTAGAGGTGTCCAGGCTTTATCATCAAAAGCTTCTGGATCCTTTGAATTGTGTACGCGCGCATAGCAACGAATCTCTGTACCCTTTGGTCTATATGCAACCATAAACATACGCACATCTTCAGCAAACTTATCGTTCGAGAATTGAACCTTTGTACCAATATGCTTAGATAGTGCCAGCCCGTTTCCGGCGACTTCAGAGTCAACCACTACACCGTTAACAGAAGTGTCACAGGTGTTAGATACTCTATTCTCTATCGAGAAGAGATCAAGTCTCGACCCTTCTAGAAGCGGCGACATGTACAGCTCACCTGATCCGATTACTAGATAATCAGCTTCAATTTTTAGCGACTTCTTATCAATGAATAGATCAGAATTGCTGTACAGCGTGGCTAGCTGCACTTCGTTTGAGCGTGATAGAACATGTGAATCATAGCCAGTAATATTATAAGCCTGCTGGTTATTGATCTTAACTCTGTCGAGGTTTGCTTCACTGTAAATAAAGTCTGTTCCAACTTTACCTGTACCCTTAATAGCCGTTTCAACCAGACCATTAGCGGGCGATCTAATGCTTCCTCTTAGACGGACTCTATCCAATGTAATGTTATCTACCGAAACAATATTAGCGGTTGCGCCAGAATCAGCGCCGATAATAGTATTACCAGCACCAAAGTAGATAGTATTTGCTGTCGAATCGGAGAGGTAAATCTTATTACGTACTCTATCTTGAATATAAACCTTACCAACTACCGTATTAACAAAACTAGCTGCAGCGTTAGTAAACTCGACGAGGTCAGATACGGTTATAATAGTATTATTAACAATCTCGGTCACTCTAACAACCTGAGAAGCAGTTCCGCTTTGCAGTACTAGAAACTGATTTTCTACAAGCGTACTAAAGGTTGTTGTAGTGCCAACAATTGTGTTATTACCCTGAGTAACATCAATTGTACCAGCTTCAGGTGCTGTATTTTGCCATACATATTCACCACCGTAGAAGTTGCCAACCTGATCAGTTACAGTGAAGTATTCATAGTCTCTATTGACAAAGATCTTCTTATCTGATTGAGCAATGTACTTGGCGCAGCGTAGAGTAAACTTAATATCAGTATCGGATAGAGCATTATAAACGCCAGAGCTATTACGGGAGAACAACTTACCATCCTTGTTGGAGTTTACCCCAGGTGAAGGAATATTTGTACCCACTAGTCTATCACCGGTCTTATTAACCCAAAGTGTATAACCTGGATCTTCTAGCATTACAACAATACCGTAGAATCGTCCTGTAGCTAGTTTAAGCGGTTGATTAAAGCTGAAAGTTGTAGATGAAGACGCATCACCAAATGAATAGATACGCGAATAATCTTTGTAAGCTAGCGAGTAAGCAAATGTCTTTTGTAGGTTTGGCTGATCATTTTCAACTTCACAAATAGCAATAGCAACACCGGCATTAGGGTTGCCTGACGCGCTACCATCCTGGCTTGGCTTATTCTTAAAGAATAGATCAACAGATGTGAGCGTAACTTCGCTTGCGCCTTTAACGATATCGGGGTCAGCGTAGAAAGTCTGAACCATCGAGAAGTTAGGAGGTGTAAAGTAGAAGTTAGTTTCAGAGACATTCTTAGCAACTTCTACATACGAAATTGTCTGAGCAACTGTATTAGGATCAGGGGAAGGAGTCTTCTTAATAAGATAGTCAAACTCTTCGCGCGCATACTGAGGTAGACCAAGCTGCACAGTAGCAGATGATGTTCCATCTGTACTAATAATCTGTAATGTACGTACGCCGCCGATAAGAATCGAATAAGCAGCTGCCTGTTCAACAGCTGTAACAGCGGCTGCTCCTGCACGGAAATAGTATACAAACGCTAGCCCGCTCTGTGAAATAACACGCGGAGAAGGCGTTACGAGCCCTGCTCCGAGCTGCTTACCTTCTTGCTTGCAAAGGCTGGTAACATCAATACCATTAAGATATGCTCTATGTACAGTACCTGGCTTAAGTCCATAGACATTAAAGCTCAATGCCTGCTCTAAAGCAACGTACTTAGACCAATCAGCAGGGTATACCGGGAAACCACTATAATCCCCGAGGTACGGAAGCCCCTTAAGAGATTGTTGAAGACCTAGAGCCGAATAACCCATTTAAAA